CCATTTGGAATTCGTTTTGTGTCGTGTTCATTGGGTTGTCCTCCAGCAGCGGTCTTGCCAAGAGCAAAACTTGCAATCAAAGTGGGTGGCATCAAGGTGGGCGCGAGGCAGCAGTTCACCTGCCTGGGTTGCATCAATCACCCTCACGCCCCGATCTGACATGGCTTGCGCCAGCGCCGCGTTGAACGGCACCAACTCGGCGTAGATGTCCATCGTGTCGGCGTTTACCGCCGTGAAGATGGCGGGGTTTTCATGCAACTCCAGATAGGCTTGGTAAATCGCCACTTGGGCGGCGTAGACCGGTTTGGAGACGGCGAGCTTGTTTTTCTCAAGATCACGCCACGACTTGGAGTTCAAGCATTTATGCTCCCAAAGCGCCGGGTACCTGAATCCTTCTGGCCCACCGACAAAGACACCATCAATGTGCCCCTGCAGGCGAACGTCCATCGTCGAAAAGCCAAACTGCTCGCCGCTGGGTTTGTGCGTGCGCAGGTCGAATCCAGCCGCACGCAGCCACCCCACCATGCTGTCCTCGTTGACGTGGCCACGCTCGAAGATGCGCAGAATCCGCCCTTGCGTCTCGCGCCCCGGGTCCACCGGCGCTTGGGCGTACTCGAATTGCAGCGCGCGCTCGCACGACACGCCAAGACGGGATGCGCCTAGATACTGACGGGACTTCTCCTTGGAGCGAGTCTTTTGAAGCCCCAGATCGATCAGCGTGCTGATCTGGCCACTGATGCTCGATGATGAGTTGAAGTCCATCATTTGGCATCCTCCCATGGCAGATCGTTTGGCATGTCGGCCAGCGGATTAGCGACTAAATTCGCCATGGGATCCGGAACCTCTGGCAGACCGCGTACCGGTGGGTACTTGGACTTCTCATGGTGCTCCACCATGGCCTGCGTAAAGCAGGTGACGATGGCGTCGATCACCGCCAGGGCCTCAGACTCCGAGTAGTCGCCCAGTGGTTTTGTGAACCCAATGGCCCCAGCTGCTTGGCCGAAGGCCTTCAGGCACTTGACCATGGCGGTTTGTTCAACTTCAGACAGATTGACCATGGTCACCCCCTTGGAGTCGACCAAGTCGTCCTCCAATCTGACCCAGTTGCCGTACATGGCGTGAAACGCTTTTTGACAGCGCTCGGAACAAAAGACCCAGTCCAGCGGATAGCGCTGGGCCTGTCCTGTGTGATGCCGGGTGTCGGTGTGACCGTAGCCCCGGGCTTGACGTGAGCAGACCCAGCATTTCATCGTCTGCCTTTCTGCTTGCAATTGACAAGACGTTCATTGACCGGGCGACGACCCTCGGTATAGCCGTCGCAATCAACAAAGAAGCGGGTTTTGTCGTATTGGCAGCGGCACTGCTTAATCATTTGGCGCTGATAAGCTCGCGTGCAGTCGGTGCAGAAATCGCTGCCGCCAGTACGGGCCTTGATGGCATAGGTGCGCCACTTCTGGTACTGCGACGCATCAGTGAAACAGCTGGGGTGGTAATCCTGTTGTGTGGGTTCAGTGGCATTCATGACTGGTGCCCCTTTACTGCGCCCACGCGGGTTTGCCAGATACAGGAGCGCGTTGGGGTGCTGGCGCTGCTGATGCATTGGTATGCAACGGTGCTGACGATGACGCGGCACTGCCTTGCACAGCTGCGTTGGCTGTCAACTTGGATGGCACACCCATGATGCGTGCGTAGTCCGGATGGTCGGGCTCGACAGCCGTCTTTACAACGTTGCGGTCGTCCCCTCGGTCGTCTTTTTCGACGTCCACCCGCACCACAAACTCCAGACCATCAAGGTCAACGAAGCCCTGAATGCGCCGGGCGGCAGCAGCTTGTGGGCTGTTGTCCTGCGGCAGGACGTTTCTGGCACTGTTCAGGGCCGCGCGCACAAAGGTTCTGCCCATCTGGGTCCAGGTTGGCCCCTTGGGGGAGTACAACCCGATGCTCGACCACATCTTGCGCTTGGCGAATTCGCCGCCGGTGATAACGAATTCGGCAGCCAAATACACCGCACCGGTTTTGGGCGACAGGGTAGGGTAGCCATCTGACCAACCCTGACTGGCGTCATAGTGACCACCGGGTTTGAGTGTCATCCGCACCGGCACGAGCGCACCTTTGGGGATCTGGTTGAAACCCGACTGCTGTGCTTCTGCGTCGTTAAAGTCTGACCAGACATTGGTGTTGTTGTCGTTCATTTGAATTACTCCTTGGAATCGGTTGGGGTTGGGGCTTGTGGGCGCTGTACAGGGGGGGCGATGCCAGCGCACTTGGCGATGAGCGCACCCAGATCGGGCGGCTCTAGCAGGTCAAGCCGACCGCTGCGGTCTTTGGCCGGATAGCTGTAGGGATTGATGGTTTGGGTGACAAACGCCCGGTAGGAGCTGCCGTCATCCGCCTTGATTTCAGCTAGGGTGACGACTTCGTCGACGATGCCGGGCAGTTGCAGGGCAGTGGCGCTGCCCTCGATCTGGGGCACAAACACCTTGCGGCCAAAATCGTCGGTCTTGCAGTCCATGATGGCAACGAACACCACGTTTTTGCCACGGGCGTGCTGGAGATGAGTCAGTGCCGTGACCATTTCCTGGCCCAAAAGGCCATAAGCGCCGCGTGAATCTGGCTTGCCTGTGCGGTCAGAAAATGCTGCTGGCTGACTCTTGGCCCAGTTAAAGCACAGCCTGGAGAGCGCTGTGATGCTGTCGCAGAAGTAGGTCTGGTACTTGTCCAAGCTGGCCGAGTCACCGTAGACCGAACAGACATGATCGAAGTGCGCCTGCGAAAAGGGGGACTGATCGGGCAGCGCCGGGTTGGGCCCCGCCAGATAAACCACCAAATCCCGAAACTCAGGCCAGGTGCTCGGACGCAGGCAGTCGCCATCCCAGTCCGAGACAGACAGGTCGCCCGCTTCCAGGTCGATGAACAGGGTGGAGTGGGTGTCGAGCGATTTGAGCTGGGTCGTTTTGCCGATCCCACTCACGCCCAGAATGACGATCTTGACGCCACGGCGCTGGGCGCGACGCTGATCAGCAGTGATGATGGGAAGTGCCATTTACGCCACCTCCGCTTGCAGCAGTTCGGTTGCCCCAAGGACATCGAACACACAGCTGACACCTATGGCACCCCTGGCCACAGCCATGTCGTGCAGCTCTGTCAGCGCCCGGTGGCGGCTGATGTCAGCCTGAATCTGGTCAGCGAGCATGTCCAGATGTGCGCCCAGCTCACCAAAGGTGACCTTGGCCAGAGGTTTATAGATGACGCCCTCGTCGTTTGAGTCGCCCTCGCAGGGGATGCTGATGGCCGGTGGCAGCAGACGAGCCATCACTTCGGGCACACCTGGGAGCAGCAATTGCATGCTTGACTCACAGCTTTTGGTGCTGTTTTTGAGTTCACGGCGAGCCACATCGGTGATGGCGTTTTCTGCCAACTGAGCGCCAATGGCGGCAATGCTCTCTGGGTTGGCCGTGCAGACCAATTTGGCGATGTCACGCGGTTTGGCAAAGCCAAAGCTATCAAAGGACTGTGTGATTTCATTGCGCACGGCTTCGCGCAGATGGGTGAGAGTTGGATTACGCATGGGCTTGGCTCCAAAGTGAATTGAGTTGATTGAGGTAAGGCACGGCGCTGGAAAGCCAGTCGGTGACGTTTTTTTGCTGGTAGGCAGGAATGGACGCAAAGGCTTCGGTTGCTGAAAACTTCAGCGTGGCCAGAGGCTCCAGCCCCTCGCGCAAGTTCAGCCAGTGCTGCATGCGTGCGTTCTCATCGGGGTCGCCGGGTGCGGTGTGGTAGCAGCCATCGCTGCCGAGTACGAGCAGACCTTTGGCACCCTCGGATGCGATGCGTTTTGCCTCCATCGGCGTTGGCAGCGCTGGCGCTTGTTCCTTGAGAACTTGGACAACGGCGAGCTGTTGTGCACCATCGAGTCCGGTCTTTTGGGCAAACTCATCGAAGACCCGAACAGCAGACGCACCAACCACGCCAGCGCTATGTATGCGTTGGCCTACTACTTGGGCAATTGAGCGAATTTCCTGCGGGGTGCGGGTCAAGACCTCACGTTGGGTCTCACTGGGCAACTGCGTCAGTTCGGCCGCGACTGAGACCGCAAGCTTCCCTTGGTCGACCGCCTGCATGAGTTCGGGCACACCCTCGCTGAGAACCGACTTGGCATGGCGCACCATACGTTCAGACACATTAAGGGTTTGAGCAGCCAGTTGCTGGGACACTTCCGGCAAATTTGCCGAAGGTTGCAGATCAGTTCTGCGCCCCTGGCGCATGTTGGCAAGTCTGGCCGCTACCATCGCGCGCTGGCTCTCTGAGAGGTGCCGTCGACGCAGATTCAGGCTGATGACAAGCGCGTTCAGGTCAGTGCCGTCCGGCACCTCTGAGAAGTGCGGCTCGACACCAGCCTGCAAGCAGGCGTGGTAACGGTGGCGACCGTCAACGATGCTGTCTCCCATGATGACAATGGGCTCGCGTAGACCGTTGGCGGTGATGTCGGCCACCAACGCGTCGAACTCAGCCTGCGGCATGCCCGGAAAAATCTCACTGACCGGGTGAAATTTCAACTGCTCCATCACAGCACCTCCTGGTCGAGGGTCAACGTGAAGGACGGTTTTCCAGCGTCTACGGTGCGGGCAGCGGCAAACTGCTGCTGTAACGCCGGTGGCCAGTTGGTGTAACGGGACTCCGAGACTGAGAGCTTGATGTCGATGTAGTTCTTGACCTGCTCGCCAGACGCCACAACGCGCTCTGCGATTTCGCCCAGTTGCTTTTGATCCCAGGAGATTTTTTTTGGCAACTCAAACTTGATGCACAGGGATCCGTCGTTGATGTGCGCGGTACCAAAATCACGGCCGGATTCCAGCAACGCCGCTTTTGCTCGCTCTTCGTAGCACTGCTTCAGAGCCGCATCAAACTTAGTGCGGGCTTGTTTGAGCCAGGCAATGGCTTTGTTCAGATTGACATCGACTTCAAGTTTTTGAGCGGGTGTCAGCTGGGCCAGTTGGCTCACGGACATTTCGGCAATGTCGGCAGGAAAGATGGTGAGATCAGCCATAGTCACATTCCCCTTCATTGGTAAACCGAAGTGAAAGTGGAGTGGCGCGCCACACGGCGCTCGTAGGCATTGATCTCAGGGATCAGGTACGTGACCCGCGCGCCCATCTTGCAGAAAATGGGGCCAAGTTGTTCCTGACGCCAGCGGCGAAGAGTTTTTACAGAGAGGCCCCAACGCTGGGATAACTCATGCTCGTCCAGGGCGAGTCGCTGAATGCCTGCGTAGTGGGGTTTGACGGTTGAATTTCCCGTCTGATCGGTAGTGAAGTGGCGTTGCATAAGAAGTGCTCCATTGGTTGAAAAGCCACTTCTTATTGTTCGCACCGACCTCCGGATGACCTCCGGATGGACTTCCGGATAAACCTCCGGAAAAGTTGTTTTTCAGGTTAAACGAAGTCGGTATTGACCATGCGATACGCGCTCAAGCCATGCCTGCCATTCCCCCTTTCCAAAAACAGAATCCGGATCCTTGCTGCAACCCGTCTTAGAGCAAACATCTGACCATTTGAGACTTGGCTGGTGGCGTTCACGCCAAAACAATGCAATGACTGACCTCTGAATCTCACCTGTGAAAGTCTTCTCCGTTGCCATATGTCGCAGCTTGAACACTCCAGTCAACTCGTTGTACCGGTCACTGTCATCAGTGGCATCGCTAGGCACGCCGCGCAGCATGCGATCGAGCACGTCGCTTTTGAGAGTGACCACGTTGGTTACGTCAGTGAGCAAGGCATCGATCTCACGACTCTGGTGGTGATTTGGCAGACTTGTGCTTGTCTTGGAATCGACCATCAGCACGATGCCGTGACTTGACCTCTCAAGATCAAGAAGATTTTTTTCCCACTCTGATGGGCACATTTTTGGACGGCGCGAAACGTACAACGGAACAAAGCGACTTGAGCCACTGATGCGCATGTCACCCAGATGCCACAGGTGACCTTGGATCAGCTCGCGCCGCCGGGCAACTTTGGATGGCTCAATGTCAAACAGAGTCGTGATTTCGTCCAGCCAGGCATCGATATTGAAAGAGTAGAGCGTGATTTCGCCGAGCGCGCGCGTGACCCTTTTGGTCTGGCCACCTGTGCGGTGGTAGCTGTAAGTGCCTGCATCTACATCGACCTCAACTTCCGCTTCATCCTCACCATCAAGAACGGCGATGGGGATGGCCGACAGATATCCATCCTCATGGATCCACCGGCGCTGAAGAAACTGATTCGCTAATCCCATCAGCTGGGTGGACATGACGGGTTTGTCGATCCAACTCGCACGCTCCAATGTGCGCAAGAAGTCGCAGTGGATCGTCATGCCTCACCTCAATATTGCCGGGCACACCCAAGGCTCATCAGCTGGGCAAAAACCAACTCTGTATCAGCCTTGGTTTTGCCTGAATCGTTGAAACCATTTGGCGCAGTGATCTGTGCTGAGACGTTATGCGCCCTGCGATGTGCCGTTTTTGATACCACCATGCGCAGTTTGACTTGCGTGATGACGTAGTCCGTCAGGTCATAAATGCCGTCAACCTCATTCGCCATGGTGTAGATGTCTCGATCTTCCCAACGATGGCAGCGAATAACCAGCGAGTTCTCCACCAAACGCTGTACTGACTTGCCCTTGATCTGAACCATTTTCATTTCAGGCTTGGTCACAACCAGGTGTTGAATCTTGATGTCATCAATTCCAACGATCCGGTCGTTTTTGAATCTGGCAAGCATGGCCGGAGTGCAAAAACCCATCAAATCAAATTCCCGCACATGCATTGCTTCAATGGAACCGTTGCCACCCAAGACGATGTCGCGAAAAATTGCTGCCAATTGGGGACGAATGGGCACGTCATCAAAGAAGACAGACAGGGCTCCCTTGATGCTTTGCCAGGAGAATTTCAAATTCTGAAACGCTGGAAGTTCAGTTTCCAAAACATCTGCCCCTTCAAGGCGAACCCAATTGATCCGCGCACCATTGAACTTCACGCTCAGTGTGTAATGGGTAATGGGCCGG